GGTGTATTGCAACTCGATCATTACTAGCAGCTATATATTCCATGATCATTCTTTCCATCTTTGCAAATGAAAGATCTAATTCACTTCTTATCTGTGGATCTAATTCTTCTCCTAATTTGTCATCACGTACCTGTAGCTTGAAGAAACTTGTCTGTGGTGGTAGAACAGCCAACATAAGTTTGGCTGCTAATGTCACTACACACTTAGCTCCGACTGATTGCCAAGGTACTTCTAATGATTTATGGTTTGGTCTTGATGTTATGTCGTCATCAATTAAATAAGGCAGCGTGAGTTCAGAACAAGTCACTGCTTTGTCTAGGAACATTTGACGAGCATTAGATAACTTGTTATATCTTTCACGTGCTTTCACTACTGGAGACCTCCAGTGTTGTTTACATTACCAGTGTTAAGACTGGAATTTAATCCACTTACGTTCTGATCTCTCTTAATTCTAAGATCTCCTGTACTTCCTTTCTTACCTTTCTTAGTTCCAAGCTTAGACTGTGCTTCTCTAACGTTAGGATTAACTGGTCTAACTTCTGTTTCTGGCAAAGGTTCTGGAACTGGTGGTGGTGAAGGAGGTACGGGTGCTGGTGGTAAAGGTGGTGGTGGTTTAGGTGTGCTTCTACTTCCAAAAATACACATTAGATTTCATCCTCCATAATGGATTTTATATATTCAATAACGCTGGATTGTCCAGCTCTGTACATAATTGTGTTTATGTCTTCTTTAGGATGGATAGGTTTCCATCCAAAGTTTTCCTCAAGTCTTACTAGCAGCTTGTCTAACCTTTCGTTGTGAAGCTTAAGAGTATTGAGGGAGATTTGTGTTTGCATGTTCAAAGAAAGCTGGCATACGTGCAGCTTTGGTGGCATTAAATTCTGGTGCTTTACCTTCGTACATAAGTCGATCACTAGCATCAAGCCAAAATTTTTTGCTTAAATATTGATCGTCATGTATCGCATTTAACGGTTGCATGATCCAGTTAATTGTTGCCTTCCTTAGCTTGTCTAAAGAAGGACTTGGTTTGAGACCAAGCTCTGCACATACCAAACTATTTGTTGCTACGTGTATCTGCTCGTCTCTTGATATATCTGCACTGACAGTTCTTAATCCAGCATCACCATTAAATCTAAAGAAAGGAAGAATTACAAAAAAGATTGCTCTTTCTATAACTAATGCTTTCAATATTGTGTGATCTGGATGATCTATCCATGCATCTCTCAGGCGTAATGCCTCGGCTTCAGCTTTATCATCTACGCCTAGAGCGTTAGCGATATATCCAAGGGCTAAGTCGTGGTTGTCTTCATCCTTTACGTTTGATTCCAAAAGTTCTCTACTTTTCTCTGGAATCTCAGAGAGTGAATCAGATATAAACGAGCCAACTGGACATTCCATATTGCGTACAGCGAGAGCACGGAAAATGGTTTCTTCTGCGCCATATTTTACTTTTCCTTTAGTGGTTTGGACAGGTGTCCATTTCCTTTTTCTATTTAATAATTTTTCGTAGGGGTTCATTGTTGACAGTCGCAATTAATCTCTTCAGGTTTGTTGCTCATTAAGTCTGCCAAGTAATCGTCAACTTCTGACTGATCCAATGCAGCGTATGCATCAGATTTATCTTGAGTGTCGCCCATTACTTGTAAGGAATAATAGAGCGAAGTCTGTGGACTTTTCAGCCACTCTTCGATAAATGCTTCATCGTAAGTCACCATATCACTCCAAGAATTGAAGCTATAGCCATGAAGCAAACCAGTTCTATCAAGCATGATCATTATTTGATCAGCTACTTTCTTATAATTCTCCCATCCAACTTCGGATGCGATTTCTACGTTGCCATATTCCACTCTTTCCACCCCAAACTCACCCGAATCCCTGTCAACTGTACGTGATATAGGAGGTGCGATCTCAGGAGTTGCTGTGTAGCCATTGAGATCTCTACTTCTATAAGAACAACTAGCAGTAGGAGCTATAGCAAATGCTCTAACCATGTTGTTCTCTCTTGCTATGTTAGCTGCATCTTGTATGCCGAGAAAGAGCTCGCGAGCAGCTAATCCCGCGTAGCCTTCGTAAGGGTCAGCATCATTAGTTGCTTTAAGAGCCTTACCAAACTCGGCATAAGTTATATTGTTATTTGCTAAAAAGTTAGCTAGACCTAAGAGTCCGAAGCCGACTTGCCTGTCGATATCTGGTGTAAGATACTCTCCAGATTCCCCAACCCCTGTGACACCATGGAGCTGACACAGGCTGGACATGCCTGCACGGAAACCTTGTCGTAGGTCGCCGATACGACAGGCAGACAAATTAAGGTGCTGTAAGAGACATGTTCCGCGTGAGGGCAGGTAAACTTCCAAGCAGACATTGCTGCGAATTCGTTTTTTGTTTTTGTCATATTTTATTTTGTTGAGCCAAATGTCTCCTGCTGCAATTCCTCCAAGTATTGCTTCCTTTGTTGAAGCTTTTGAATTACGCCAGAGTTCTGGGGTAAGGTCAACACATCGTTTGACCCATGGGAGTTCGTGTCTTTTTGCGAGCACGAAGTCAATAATATCGGGGTGATTAATATCAAGGTGAAGAACGCACGCCCCGTTGCGATACGTCCCACCGCGTCTAAGTATTTCATTTAATGTTGAGTAGATTTTTGCGAACGACACTGGACCGCTTGCAACAAGCGTGTCAGGTCCTTTATTAGTTCTCGTTCCCGCTGGTCGTAAGTTCGACAGGTGGACTGCGACTCCTGCTCCATAGCGGAGAGCGTGCGATACAAATCGCCAGCTTTGTTCGATTCCATCGTTTCCTTCCATTGAGTCTTCAACAACGAAGACGGTACATGATACGGGTAGACGAGATTGTGGATTATCAATCCATGCTTGAACCCTTCCGGTTCGAGCTATAGTGTTTGCGGTTTCTGCCATCTGAAGTCGTAAGGGTAGAAGTTAAAATTAATAGCGATGCGTGGTCCAAAAGTTGTGTGACTTACGCCCGCGTGCATAGTGTTAGTAGGAAATACAACTATTCGATTCGCTTTACATTCCACGTCACCAATACCTCTGAACCTTGTTGGTCCATCGGTATCGTGTACGTAGTAGATGGCAGTCAACATATGTTTTCTGGCGTATTCATAGTCGTAATCAAAGTGATATAAATTACATCTGTTCTCTTTCTCAGAGTGAGTTAGGTTCACCTGTATTCGAGCAATGCAGTGCATACCTAACGGCTTGAGAAACATATTGATGATGTCTTTCTTAGCCGTATCGAAATGCTGGGGAGTCCATTCCCCATTAGTAAACACGTCAGGTGCTCTGATAATGGGAGCAACCATAAAGAATCTTTTTTCCGTTTCTATTCTCTCGTTAACAATTCCTGCGTTGTATTCCCAGTAGAACTTATCCTCTTGTTTTCTTTGGGTATCTGTAGTAGACATCCACATTTGGAGGTCGTAGTGATCTAATTCATTGAGGAAATTATCACAAATACAAATCCCTGCTTGCTGAAACTTATCCAGCTTCAGGTCTCTGACCTTCGCGATATTCGATTTCATTTTCTAGGTAGTGGATTGCTTTTTTCAAATCTTTTAAGTCGTCTTCTTTATATCCAGATCGACAAACATATTTGACTACGTTTCCAAGGTGGTAGTTCAAGTTCTGATCTCTTATGAAATCCCATACTTCTATAGTTCCACGTTGATAATAATCAGGACCTTTATTTAACTTCGTATTCATTTGGGGGTGTCCAAAGTATTGGTTCTTTCTTCTCATGGTCGTAGTCTGAAGTCGTTAAAATTCTTGCAAGTCTTGCATTACATAACGCATCTTCTATAGTCATTTCCTTTTCTTCAAAGGTTTCAACGACTGCTTTCCATGTGTATCCTTTTTCTTCAAAGATCTTCATAGCTTTCTTAACTCCAATCCCCGGGACACCTGAGTATCCATCTGTATTGTCGCCAGCAAGTGTCTGAATAAGATGCCACTTAGCACCCTCTTCAGGTGTAATAGTTACATGCTCTTTGAAGTCATATAATTTACCGGGTATCTGTCTCATATCTTTATCAGGTGAGACTATTACGTTGCCGGGGTACTTGGTAGCGTAAACTCCCATCGTATCGTCGGCTTCAAGTGTATCTTTCTCGATTACCTTGTATTCAAGTTTTAAGTTATTTATAACTCTTTTGAATCCACAGGGCTTTTTTCTCTGCCGATGACCCTTGTATTCCGGTAAAATTTTTTTCCTAAAATTATTAGGGCTTGTAAAGAACAGAATCATCTCATCAAATGAGCCAAATTCGTCTTTTATCTTATTTAAGTCTCTTTTAACGCAATTGTAAGCTTCTTCATAATTAGAAGTTACAACAATAAGGTTTTCGCCAAAATCAATCTCTGTTTCTGTCGATGCACAGCATTTATATACTATGTAATCGCAATCTATTAATAATTTCATAAATTAGTGTACTTCTGCCCAATTTTTTCCAGTTTTTGCTTCTGCTGCGATTGGACATCGTAGGGTGTAGTAT